TATTCAGTTGTCTTCTGTGAAAAAGGTCGCATCCTATAAAGAAGAGGGGCATCCGCATAAGTGAATTCAATTGGCTGGAAAATATAATATGGACCCTTATGAATCATATATCCCCGCCGATTATACATATCATAAATGGGCTCATCTCTATTATTAATCATCTCCGTAATAGCAATGTATATAAATTGGAGCTCAAAATGCTTCATGTGTTCGCGAATGATTTTGACCAAATCCTCCAATGTATAAACATAACCAACCTCAAATAATTTCTTTAATATCTTCTTTGATTTAGTTATATCGGACTTTGCGAACCTCTCATTATAGGTATCAATATTAACCTTATACATCTTCTTCCTATCAGGCTCCCATACACACTTATAATTACAGTCCTTATAATCACATTCTCTACTTCCATTATTATCCTCCAATCTTATTCGGACCCTTCGCCCCAGACTACTCACCATTTCTACACTTTTCCCTCCAAAATCGAATATATTTCCATTCTTGTTAAGGGCGCAATCTACTGCGGATTGTTTTAAGATGTATGATATTTCACGAATTTTGCGGTCTTTTATTTCAGCAATACGATATATACGTGTATCAATTGTTTCCGTCTCTTGCTCCTTTTTACTGGCTTTCTTTGGGGGAACAACCGCGTATAAAAAGACTTCGACGTTACGCTCTATCGCGGGTAAATCAGCATGGCTACACCACCTACTTGCGCGTCCAGTTGTCTGGTCAATACGCGACAAGTTGAACCACGGCTCCAATATATGAACTTGACGTATCCGCTTGAAGTCTAGCCCCTCACCCAAAAGGCGCGTCCCTATAATAATTTTCACTTCCTCACCATATTTATTATTATCGTGGTTCATAATATTCATCAAATTGGATGTCTCAATTGTGGAAATGTTTGTGTCCCCCGAAATCAATATATATCTCGCTCTCCGAAACTCGTGATAATTTGATGAACCAGCGTTGTGTATCCGCGCGAGAGCATCATTCCCGCACAATGCACAAATGGGATTCCTCTTTCGTGGGTAGTCCAGCAATGGCCTCTCCCCACTCCATAAGTAGCGCTCGAACCCGTTTTGCTCCAACATCATTGCAAAAGGTAATACACCCGCCCAAATGAATTCAGAATATATATAACAGATGCCCTTCCCATTCTTGATATTTTGTAAAGCACTGTAAAATTTAGCGCTATATTTTTTCAAATATTTTTCGTCTAAGAATGGAGCCTCGTCGCTCTTACCAGCGTTGAATCTGAGATGTGTCTGGAACCGAAACTGATAAGTCCTCTTCTTTTTCTTGGTAGAGTTTGTAGATTTTCCGGAATCGATGATGAATGCCCCGCGACCATTATCAGACGTCTGATAAGCATAGTCGCGCTTCGGGTTCGTAAAATTCCCATTCTTGTCCGGTAATATAATATTACATATACGACGAGACAGCGAATTCGCATATTTATCATAATCATCCTTTTTCAGAACGACTTCATCATCATCATCATCATCTACTACCATTTCCACAGCATCATCATCATCTTCTTCTGGCTTATCTTTATCTATAGTTTTCAACTTCTTCAAGTATTCATCATAATGATATGTGCTCATCTCACATGTGGATATCTTCAATTTATCGAAACGCTCATTCCGAGGGATAACCTTCCCATAAATATCATATTTTATATTTGGAACCATCGAATCAGCTGGCTCTATTTTTAAAGGGAAAACTACTGGATTCTCACCACGCAAATAGCTTATATAACCTTTTGACAGTTCCTTGATTCTATCGGCCCCGCCTGGAACTAAATTCTCATTACTATCGAAGATTTCACTTCTTTTAATAGGAGGACGCCCATCATTCAGTAAAAGAAGGTTTAATATATAAATAATCTCATTCGCATTATCATACATCGGAGTCGCGCTCATTAAAACGAGTCGAATATTCTCACCGTAAGTTACAATCGCCTGTAAAATGGGGGGGACCTTACGCAATTCGACATCCGAAGTATCACTCTTGATGTTGTGAATTTCATCAATAATGATTACACGGTTCTGAAATTTGCTACGAATCGCCCTTTTTTGAATGTCGGTTAGAGATTTCTTTTTCCCATTCCATCCAATATCACTCATAAGCTCATTCGCAAACTCTTCATATCCATAAAATTGGTAATATGAATTTACGAGGCGTCCAGTCTCTTTCCGTTTTTGCTGTATTGTTAATCCGCTAAACTGCTCAAAGTTGAGACTGTATGTATTTCCAGTGCATTGAACAATATCATCTGGGCGCTCTTTTTTAATTTCCTTCCGAATATCATAAATTTGGTCTTTGAACTGTTGGAGAATACGACGACTTAATAAAACTGTAATCTTGCGCCGGTTATCGACGTGCATCCGCTTCATAATATCCTTAAACCCCTCTGCAATTTGAATACCTGAGCATGTTTTACCAACGCCAGTCCCATGATAAATTAAAATGCCATTATATGGAGTATCAATGCTAATATAATTTTTTAAAAACTCCTGTTGTGGAGATAAATTAAATAATCGCGCATTACAGATGTCATCTGTTTTCTGATTATTGCGCTTTATCTTATTCTTGAAGAATTCTTTCTTAATATATATTTTTTCATAGAAGTCCTTATCACTAAAATCTGGATAATACATATATTTTTTACTTGATGAATGTTCTATCACATTCTTTTTTCTTATCCGGACCGCCAATTTATCTTTTTTCATTCTAATTTTTGTCATTCCTATATTATAAAAGATATAAAAATCTTCTGTTTTTATATCATTCGAATAAATAACAATATCATGATAAAATTTATTTTTTGATTAAATAAAATAGAGATATAATAATTATTATAGCAATCAAAACCGAAAAAAATATAAATATATTATAAAAAATTATTTTTGTTTTTTTATCTTTCTGGACTTTCCATATTGTATTATCAATATATTCTGGATTTATCAAATTGATCGGTTTTTCATACATCAATTCATAAATGTCTAATTTTTCACTACCATTTGGAACAAAAAATGGTTTAGCCGGTTCATAATCTTCTGGTTTCATCGTAAAATAAATCTTTTTTACCAATTTTTTTGTATGAGAGTGGCTTATAACTGCTTCCGTATTCCATTTCTTACTAAAATTGCGCTCCATAAATTCTGGATATTCTTTTGGACCATACACTTCATAAGCACCAAATTTATATTTTTTTAATGGAAATAGACTATCCAAATAATAATAATCATTTGGCCATCTTTTTTTAGATAGTTTATTATGATGTTCAATTATACTTTTTCCATTCTTTCTATTCTGTTTTCCATAGAAAATATCGATGAATAATTTATCATTGTTCCGATTATATATTTTATTACAATATTTATTATTTTTATGAATATAAAAGGTTTTATTATTTTCAAATAATTTATACAGTTTATTTTTATATTCAACTGGAATCATTATATCAATGTCATCATCCCATTTGATTATACCTTTTGACCTAACAGCTCCTAAAAATGTTCCTCCAATTATCCAATAAACTATTCCATTTTTTTCCAATATTTGAGATGCTTCATAAAACATTTTATATAAACTATATGAATCTTTTGGACTAAGATATATATCTTCTTTTTTTTGTTCCATAAAATAACATGATAAAATTTATTTTGTAAATAAATAAACGAGCGATAAAATGATTATCAAAAATATTAAAACACAGAAAAATACAAAGTTATTTAAGAAAATTATCTTAATCTTTTTCTTGCGATGATCTTTCCATCCAGAATCATCTAATATATTACTCTGAGGCTTATTTGGTTCTGGGTCAACTAAATGAATTTTTCTTCCATAATTTTTTTCATAAATATCCAATACTTCCCCATATGAAAGTGTCGGCTTTTTATTTTCAATATTTACCATATTGTGCATGTCAATACACCAATATGCTAATTTTTTACGGTTTTCTAAATGAGGCTCTATTGGAAACATTTCAATGTGTTTTTTATAATTGTTTCTACATAATCCACACGGAAGTGTATATTCAAGTAATTTAAAATAATTCTTGTAAATTTCTTTATCTTTTTCTTTCGGATAAAACGGGTAAGTAAAACTTATTGAATGTATTGAAAACCATAATCGTGGCCCCCATATATTTGGATCCATATATATAAAACAGATAAAAATTATATATATTCTAATTTTTCCATGTTCCAAAATGATCATGTTTGGCGTATTTTCCAAAATATTGGGACTCTGGATATTCTAAAACATGAATATCATTTTTATTTTTATAATCCAAATAAACATTCATTACATAATCAGGACCAGTTGAAGCATACACATAATGTAATGTCTGATTTGTTTTGAATTCTTGAAAATATTTATCTATATTGTCATTAATTCCATCTATTAATGCTTTTATAAATGGATGATTTGGTTTTGCTCCAAATGCGTATTGTCCGAGTATATAATCAAGACTTTTATCGCAGTATTTTTTAAAACGAGTTGAAGCGCATCTGACTGGTGTTAATATCATATCTACTGGAAATACACACTCGTACTTTAATAAATTATCGACTGAATATAATCCAGTCATATCTAAATCAAAATAAAAGCCTCCATAATGATAAACCGCAATATATCTAAAAAAATCAATCTTTTGAATTATTACAGGTAATCTTTTATATGTTGAATAATATTGTGGATATTCTTCTTTTATGAATTTATCAATGTCGTTATCAGTGAAAAACATGAATTTGTAATTTGGATTATAACGCTTTATTGAACGAATTGAATTAATGTATTTACCGGGAATATTATTATTTTTCCATGTCTGAATAATTAGTCTGGGAATTTTTTCCTCATTATTTTCATATTTTTCATAATACTTTGTATCAAATATCGGAAAAATAATGAATAAACAGAGAATTATTATTAGAAAGAATTTGAACATAATTATATCTAAGATATATTTTATTTTTTTCATTGAAAAAAATAAAATATATCTTAGATATAATTATCTTGATTTTAGGTATTTACTTTGTAAATACCCAAAATGAACATAATTATATTTATATTTAATTTTTGTAAAAATTAAATATAAATATATATTAATGTTATCATTAAAACATATACGAATACTTGTTATTGTCTGTTTTGCAATTATATTTGTATATTTATCCAGTAAGAAAAAGAAAGAGCATCTAACATCAAAACCGCATATATGGTGCTACTGGGAAACAATGGAAGGTCGTCAAAAACCAGCATATATTGATTTATGCTATGATTCTCTTCAACATAACTGTAAGAAATGTTTTCAAATTCATAGGCTCAATGAAAAATCAATCCGGAATTATTTACCTGAATTAAATCCATCTGATTTAGACCATCTCTCCATCCCACATAAAACAGACTATTATCGATATGCCCTATTAGAAAAATATGGAGGGATATGGATTGATGCAGATACGATTATATCAAAATGCTTATGCCCACTCTATAAGAAACTGATGGAAAGTGATAGTGATTATATGGGATTTGGTTGTGGTCGTAGTCGCCAATCTTGCGCAAAGAATCCAGATGGTAAAAATAATCCGACGAACGGACTAATGATAAGCAAACCGAAGACCAAATTTATGAAATGCGTTCGTCAAAGCGCGGAAGAAGTAATTCTTCAAAAAAAAAGATTCAATTATCATGAAATAGGAAGAAATGTATTGGAAAAATGTATCCAGCATATGAACCAAACTGGCGATTGGGATTATATACATGTTCCAGCATTGTGTAATGAATACGATAGTCGTGGTAATAAATTAAATAATATTATGAAACCATATAATGTGCGCGATTGTAGTTCAAAGCGATATTTTTTCCCACTTTATAATACAGCCCCGGGCTATCCAGACTGGTTTAAGAATTTGAGTAAAGAGGACCTATTGAATGGACGAGGACCATACAAATATTATTTAAAAGAAATAATCTACGATGCATTTTCGAAAAAAAGTTTATGTTAGAGATTATGATTGTGTTTTCTTGTATAATTATTCCATTTTAAATTTTTAATTTTCACATGATACAAATTGGTCCCAAATAGATTGAAATTGTTCAAGTGGAAATGTAAGTGCGTGAATATCTGGGATTAAATGTGGGTTAAATGGTTCTCTAAATAATCTAAAATCACAATTAAAATGTTTTTGCAATAAAGCGGAAAATATAATTTCTCCAATTGACGCGCTTCCACGTTCAAAAGGACATGTTTGCATATATAACCAATATAATTTAGACAGTAAATTTTTAGATTGTTCAGTATTTGATAAACTTCTCTTAAATTCTTCATATATTTCATTCATTTCTTGTAATAATTGTAAAATTAGTGTTTCATTTGTATGATACCATAACCATTCTTCATAATAATTATTATTAATATTAGTTTCTTTCGATAATCTTATTTTAGTTAAATTAATATTTTTGTATTTTATTTGCGTTTTATTTATTAATTTATTATTAATTAAATGAGATGCTTTTGACTCTATAAATTGGCTATAATATGAGCGCTTACTACTTTTAGAAGTTCCTTTAAATTTTCCGAACAAACCATGATTCACTATTTCTAATTTCAAGAATTCAATTATTTTTCTTCGTTTAGCAACAAATAACATTATCGATTCAAAATCTAAAAATTCTTCTAAATGTAAAAGTAAAAATGTTATAATTTTTCTTAATTCTTTTTTATATATATCTTGTTTAAATTTTGGAACACTTCTTTGTTCATTTACAAGTGTTTTATTTAATTCAGGTCTTCTATTTATTTTAGATTTCAATTCAAAATAAGAAAAAGGATAATTATACTTATTAATTTCACTATCATATTCACTATAATATTCTTTCATTTTATCTTTTATATATTGTAAATCATCTTCTGTTAGATCTAATCTTTCATTAATTTCTTGAATTTTCTTTTCTTTTTTTTCAATATTATTCATATACTATATAAAATAAATAATTTCAAACACATTATTTAAAAAAAGTATAGTTTTATCAATAAAAATAATATTTTTTTAGATATAATGACATGAATTTAACGTCATTATATAATCTATTTTTTCAAAATTAAACATTGACTTGCGTATATTAGCAATACATTTTATATATTTCTAATAGTTCTGTATTTTCATTATTTTCAATTCGTGAAATACATTCGTTCAGTTTATATATGACTACGTCATATATAAACTCAAGAGATATAAATCACTTTGTGATTTATATCTGTTCATTGTCTCAATCAATTTATCTATTTTATCATCAATATCGGTTTTACTAATATTATCATCTGGATTAAAACAAATAAATATCCATTTTCCACTATGAATCATATACAAATCATCATATCTAATTTCTTCATCTTTTTGGTTATATCCTCGATGTCCAAATTCGTCGGTTTCAATTGCTAAGATAGTATTACCTATCAATTTCCGATGATCAATG